GAGCCATCCGTCGGGCGGGGGAACTGCTCAAACAGATCGAACCGGGCAAGACTGGGCCAAAGACTGAATTAAGTGTGGGTACCCATACCGAATTATCTAGGCAGTCTGTGGCCGAACAGGCTGGCATGTCCAAGCATCAAGCTGTCCAAGCCATCCGCGTCGCGTCTGTCCCGCAAGATGTCTTCGATATGGTGATTGACGAAGATCAGCCTGCAACGATTACCCAACTGGCCGATATGGGCAAGAAGACGCAACCGAAACCATTCATTGATCTTCAAGGCCGGGACCCGAAGGAATTCAATCGTTCGATGCACTTTGTAGGGATGATTGAATATTACCAGCGCGAGATAGCTGGCGTTGATTTGGAAGTCATCTTGCCCGGCCTGGACGCGCAAGAGGCGGGGCAGGTGCGCAGCGCGATTACAAAAATTGATGCCATCCACGACCAAATTGTGACGAGGATTTAAGCATGTCATTGAAAACAATTAAGCAGGAAGTGGCGGCGTTCATTTCCAATAAAGTTGGTGCCCAGCAGATCGTAAATATCGATTTCGTTATCCATGAAATCATGGTCAGTAAGCCGCATTTTGAGGGTGAAGACGCAGAATTCTACATCTGGCTTGCTCATCGAGAACTAAAAGAAATCGTAAAATCATGCGTAGCAAAATACAACGCGAAGGAGAACGCATCTCGTCAAATATCCCTGCCGGGATTTGAATATCTGCAAGTAGCATACCCTGTCCAGCGTGATGGTGATAGCTTGCTGGTCCCCATTGATCGCATGACCGAAGCCGAAATCAATGAACGTGCAGAAGAATATGAGGTGATGGGGAAGGGATGCTTCAAGCACGCCAGCGAGCTTCGTGGGTATGCGTCAAAGCGTAATGCATCCAACGACAACACCCCATCGTCACCAGCCATCGCAGCATGACCACCCGCAAAAACAAGGTCGGCACTTCGTCTACGGCGACCACGACACAGATCACCCGCATCAACGGCGCCCGCGTGAAGATCACCACAAAGGCCGGGAAGGTGACGACAAGGCCAGCCCCGCCGCTCGAATGGGAATTGCAGGCGGCACAGGTTTTCGCACTTCGCCGATTGCCACAGTACCAGCGCCAGTTCCTGCTGGCCGGTGACATGAACGCCAGCAAGCGAGGCCCAAGGGCACAGGCTCAGGCAATTGCAACAGGAATGACCAGTGGCGAACCCGATCTCCGCATCTATGGCGAATACGGCCGGTTGCTGCTGATCGAGAACAAGGTTGGGCAGGGAAGACTGTCACCAGCCCAAAAAGACCGCCACGCGGCCCTACAGCGGCTTGGCTACACGGTTTTGGTTATTCGGGCCACCACAACGACAGAAGCCGCTGAGCGCGCCGTTACGGCGGTTCTGGGGTGGCTTGCACAAGAGAAGGGGAAAGCAGCATGAAGAATACAAGACACGGATCACTCGCAGAACAGTTGAAATCGCTTATGGCGTATCGCAATCGCCCGGAAGGCCAGCGAGAACCATTGCAGACGAATTGGTCCGTCGCGCCTGGTGCGAATGACAATGACCCGGAGGAGGTTGCGGAAATGCGCTATGAGCGCGACTGGCGACAGACACCGTCAGTGCAGGCCATCATGCAGAATGTAGCTACTGGCGATGTCGAGAAGAATGAGAATGGACAGATCGTCCGTATAGGCAAGCTGCGGTTTAGCGATGGTAACCAGACTGAAGTCGGGTACGTACTTGGCATTGACGGCGAAGTTATTCAGGCAGACATACGTATGCCAGCGGGCGCAATGCTCGGCATGAAAGATAAGCCCGACCGCGCGTCTGGTGGCGGAGCAGACCCGAAGGATACCAAGGCCAGTAATCACTATTTTGAGGATATGCTTGGAACTCTGCCGCATCGATATATCCCATCAGGCAAGCGTCGGAATGGGCAGGATTACAGCGCTGAAGAATCCGCCCGCATTCTCGCGGAGGCCTATGCAAATACCGATATGGAAAAGGTTACTTTCACGCGATACCCAAAAGGACTGCCGTGTGGCTCGCCGAAGGTGGCCGATAGTTTCCTCGGTATGCGCAAGACCACATGCGCGGGAGGAGGAGATGAATCATGGGAAGATACGCTGTCTGCAATGATCGATCGCGATCTCTGGTTCGAAGCACTTCAAGAATTAAAGGATAGGGATCGCGACGTTCTGGATGCTGCGATGGATGCGGCCAATTATGAGGGGGTGGGACGCGCTGCTGGCATGTCTGGTGAATATTCCCGACGCAAGGGCGGCAAGCGCGCTTTGCTTGCGGCAAATGATAATCTTGCCGCCGCAATAAAAAAATACGCGGCTTAGGTCCATATTTCGCAGTCTCGTGCGGAGTATAGTGAAGGGGTTCAACCGCTATGCGGTTGCCCCGCACTGTTCCGTGCGCGAGGCGACGGACGCTCGGTCATGTTGCAGTTGGGTGCAACCGCTGAACCGGGCGTAACTATCGGCAAGGCAGCGAAGCTGAGAAGGTTGCGGTTCGTTCGTGGCCGTTCCTTGCCATTTCAAAAGCAAGCGCAGCATCATTATACGGATGAACGCGACCCGCCTGCATTATGCGCAGGGCAGGCGACCGTCACATCGTGGTCGGGATAACCACGGACACCCGGATGCTGAAAAGGCCACTGCAGGGTCGTTCGTTTGCTGTATTCATCCAGCGCCGTTTCTCCTCCGGCTGCTGGTTCGGCGGGTTGAGCATATTGCGGTAGGCTCCCCGCCGGCACGATTGGCTTGATTGATTGTTGGGTCCTCCTAATTGATAGTTGGAGGAGCCAGACATGACATATTCCGCAACGAACAGTCCGTTTCGTACCGGTGTCCGAGGACTATGCCCGAGGTGCCAACAAGGACACCTGTTCAAGGGCTATCTAACACTAGCCAAGCAATGTGAGGTTTGCGGTCTGGACTATTCGTTCGCCGATCCCGCTGACGGCCCCGCATTCTTTTCGATGTCGATCGCCGCGGTGCCAGCTCTGCTATTCGGTATTTGGTTGCAATCAGTTTTTGATCCACCAATCTGGGTCCATGCAATCACGACCCTGCCGATAATCGTGATTGCATGTGTTCTGTTGTTGAGACCAATTAAAGGTTGGTTGGTCTGCTCCCAGTATTTTCATAAAGCTGAGGAAGGAAGGATTGATACCGACTGGCGGCCAGGTCCGCGATAGTCTGTTTCAACTGGCTGCCTCAGCGGAATCTACCGGGACCGACTGCCGCGACCCTTCATGAGTATGCATGCAACCAAGGCCACCAGTCCGACGGATGCCCACGCCGATGCGGTTCCGGGATTTTCTCGTGCGTATTGCACAGCACGCTGGCCATGTTCACGTGCCCCTTCGGCGAGCACATTCACCGCGTCCTTCGTGGACGCGAGGGCGTCGTCGGTTGCGCCGGATAGATTTCCGAGATGATCTGACAATCGGGACGATAGGCTGCTGATTTCCTTGCGCAGTGCGTCGATTTGTTCGGAAAGCATGCCTTCGGTGGTCTGTGCCATTTCATTCTCCTTTTCGATTACGAGGAGAGAACGGGAATGTGCATTCAATTGTTCCATTCAAATTAAGCGGGCGAGAGCGCCGGTGTGCTCGCTAAAGGCTCTGTGTTTGATGATGCAGTATCAATTGCCAAACGTCAGATGAACCAACATACGCAGAGCTACAATTCGCGTGATATAAAGGTTGGCCTGCGCGTCTCGCCTCAGCTACGTATGTAATAGCAATGCAATGACTATCTTCGGCCAGCGTCATGTCGTGCATGAGAACATTTTCCCACCTCGGTACATCTTTCAAACTCTCCAGAATGGATTTGCGACTGAGAGTGCCGACGGATGGTAGGACCATCAATGCTTGCTGGTGTAAGTGCTGCACATAAAAGGACACGCCTTCTAACCAAAATCCTCTTTCCAAATCCCAAATTGCTTGATCGTGCATGACTGGCTCCTTTCAGGAACGAACAGCGCGGCAGCAGAAAAGTTGCCTAAGCGAGGGTAAAAAAATCATGTTTGATCGTCTCTTTCGGATCGCTACCGATGTTGTGACTGCGCCGATCGCTATCGCGGCGGATGCCGTCACTCTTGGTGGGTTGGTCAGTGACCGCGATGAACCATGCACCCTGACCAAGGCTCGGCGCATTGGAAGCAATGCAGCTAAAGTCGTTGACACGCTCGCGTCCTGACCGTCGCAGCGCCGAAGCAGCAGCTTACCGCAAGCTTTATAAGACATCCCGCTGGCAACGTCTGCGTGAGCGGCAACTGACTGCGCATCCATTGTGCGCCTATTGCTTGCAGCAAGAGGACGTCACGCCAGCAACGGTGTGTGACCATGTCCGGCCACATAAAGGCGATGAGGCGCTGTTCTTCGATCCCGACAACCTTCAAAGCCTCTGTGCTCCCTGCCACGACCGCATCAAGCGTCGAGAAGAACTCGGGCAGGACGTGGTTCGGTTCGGACCGGACGGGTGGCCCGTCAGCTGACCATCCGGGGGCATCGAAAAGTCCAGAAGGCCGTCAGGCCCGGACCGGCGGGGTCCGACAGCGCACGCATCTGCAATTCAAAACATGACCCCATAAGGATTTCATTCCATGGCAAAGCCGAGAAATCCCCTCGGCAAAGCAAAGGTCGAGGGTCGCGACAAAATCAATGCCGGTCGGTACAAAAACCGCTCCGAACCCACTGCAAACGGCCCGCTTGGGGCTCCTCCCGTTTGGTTGAAGGATAGCGCCGATATCAAGGCGAAGTCGGCATGGAAGCTTTTTGCGAAAGAGCTGCCGTGGCTAAATGAATCGCATCGAACACTGGTCGGTATGGCCTCGACTATTCAGGGCCGCATCATGGCCGGGCAGGAAGTTGGTGTGCAAGCAATGAACCTGCTTCGTCAGATGCTCGGCCAGATGGGCGCGACGCCGGCTGATGCCTCCAAGGTGGCGACACCTGACGAGGGCGAAGAAAAGGATGATCTGCTTGACTGATATGCCTGCGCTGGAGCGTGTGAGCGCTTATGCGCAAGCCGTCATTGATGGCAGAGAAGTCGCCGGCCCTCACGTTCGCAATGCCTGCCGCCGCCATTTCGACGATCTCGAACACGGGCACGAGCGCGGGCTGTACTGGGACGACGATGCTGCTGACCGCGTGTTTCGGTTCTTCGAAGGGCGACTCAAGCTTTCTGAAGGCCAGTTCGAAGGCAAGCCTTTCAAGCTGCATTCCTCGCAGGCTTTCAAGCTGGGTTCGCTGTTCGGATGGAAACGGGCCGACGGTTCTCGCCGCTTTCGTCGCGCCTACATCGAGGAAGGTAAGGGCAACGGTAAGTCACCGTTTGCTGGCGGTGTCGGTCTATACGGTCTGATCGCGGACAAGGAGGCTGGCGCGCAGATTTATGCTGCGGCTGCCAAAAAAGAACAGGCCGGCATCCTTTTTCAGGACGCGGTGAAGATGGTTCGCGCTGCTCCGGCACTGGTCGAACGACTGAAGTTCAGCGGCGGTATCGGGCGCGAGTTCAATATTGCGCATCACAAGTCGCAATCGTTCTTTCGCCCAATCTCGAAGGATTCCGGAAAGTCTGGCTCTGGTCCGCGTCCGCATTTTGCACTTTGTGACGAGGTGCACGAACATCCTGACCGCTCGACGATGGAAATGCTGGAGCGCGGCTTCAAGTTTCGTCGCCAGCCTCTGCTGCTGATGATTACGAACTCAGGCAGTGACCGAAACAGTATTTGCTGGGAAGAGCACGAGCACGCCATCAAGGTAGCCGCTGGCACGCAAACGCCTGACGAGGATTTTACCTATGTCGGCGAGGTGATCGACGACACGACGTTTTCCTATGTCTGCGCGCTGGACAAGGGCGACGATCCGCTCAAGGACGAAACCTGCTGGAAGAAGGCTAACCCGCTTCTCGGCGTTATCCTGACGCAGGAATATCTGGCCGGTGTTGTAGCTCAAGCCAAGCAAATGCCGGGCAAGCTGAATGGCATTCTCCGGCTGCATTTCTGCTGCTGGACTGACGCCGACAAGGCATGGATGCCACGCGAAACCGTTGAAAGCGTAATGGATGACTTCGATCCTGAGGTCGAACACGCAGACAGGCGGGTTTTCATGGGCGTCGACCTATCCGGCAGCAAGGACATGACTGTTCTTGCATGCGTTGTGCCCACTGGCTTCAAGGAAATGGGCCGCGAGGACGGATC